AACAACTTCCAACTACCCACCATACAATTTGATTAAGGAGAGTGAAACGGAGTTCCGTTTAGAGATTGCTCTTGCAGGATATAAAAAAGAAGATATTGAAGTTTTCACTGAATGGAATAAACTCTTCGTTGAAGCGAAGAAAGCGGAAACTTCTGATGTAGGAGAATATCTTCACAATGGTCTTGCAAAGAGAGCCTTTACGAGGACTTGGACACTTTCCGATGATGTTAAAGTTTCTGATGTCAAGTTTGAAGATGGATTGCTCCATGTCAAACTAAATAGGATTATTCCTGATCATCAGAAACGAAAGGTGTATGAAATCCTTTAAGCAGTTCTTAGAACAAGTCGGAAGTATTAAACAGATTTCTTACCCTGCTGCCGTTGGGCATAAAGTCTACAATCCGTTGACTGGAAAATCAAAGAGAGTCCCTGCAGGTAAAGCTATGCCTAAGAATCCAGGCGGGGGTGGGAGTGGAAATTCCGCAGATGGTGACGGCGCATAAATATTCATTGAATATCGTCGGCGCTGGGGTGCGACTGGCAAAATCCAGTTGACACCCCCCTTTTTTTGTGTTATCCTGAATTTAAGTAAAGTAGAAAAAACAATGACAGTAAAATTAGCTCTATTGAAATCTGGAGAACAAGTAATTTCAGATATAAAAGAATTGGTTGATGAAAGTCAAAAAGTAATTTCTTTGATATTTGAAAATCCATATGTTGTTCAATTTTTGACCGCTGAACTCCTTTATGAAGGAGTATCTGATAACGAGGGTGTAGATCATAAAGTTTCTTTTAGTCCTTGGATTCCACTTTCAAGTGATAAAACTATTGCTGTAAGTAGTGATTGGGTTGTTTCAATTATTGAACCACTTGAATGGATTAAAAGGTCTTATGAAGAAAAAATGAATTTAACTGTTGAAGGATCAATTAATCCGAATCTTCCTACTTCCCCAGAAAGTGAAGAAGATTATGTAAGCACTGAAGTTCTTTCTGAAGAAACAAATGGATGATGTACAAGTTATTGTTCTAGTCAGTGGGACAATTTTAATTTCAAAAATTACTGCAGTAGTATCCGAACTTGGAGAACCTGACTGTAGGTTAGAAAATCCTTATCAAATTTTTGATAAAAAACTCACTCCATGGTTGTATGAGTTGACTGACTCGACTGATGCAATTATGATATCTTCGGATAAAATCTTGACTTTGGTTGACCCCAAAGAACAATTACTTAATGATTATTTGAACCTTACTCAATGAAATTTTATACAAATGTCTTTCTTCTTGGTAATGATATCCTTGTCCGAGGTTATGAAAACGGAAAACATTTTACAGTAAAAGAAGAGTTTTATCCTACATTTTATGTTCCCTCAAAAAAGAAGAGTGAATATAAAACTCTGGACGGCCAGGCGGTAGAACCAATCCGTCCTGGTACAATTAGAGACTGTAGAGAATTTCTTGAGAAATATTCTGGTGTAGATGGATTCCGTGTGTACGGAAATGATAGATTCATTTATCAGTATATTGCGGAGAAATACCCAGAAGAAGAAATTAAGTTTGATATTAATAAAATCAAACTGGTTACAATTGACATTGAGGTTGCTGCTGAAAGTGGATTCCCTGACGTGTTTAATTGTGCCGAAGAACTTCTTCTGGTTACGGTTCAGGACTATAATACTAAACAGATTACTACATTTGGTTCTCGTCCTGCAAAGGTTACGCAAGAAAATGTGAATTATATTTATTGTAAGGATGAATATGCTCTCATTAATTCTTTTATGGATTGGTGGCAGAATAATACCCCAGAAGTAATTACTGGTTGGAACTGTGAACTTTATGACCTTCCGTATCTTGTTGGACGTATTTCAAGATTGATGGGTGAGAAGGCTGCAAAAAAACTTTCTCCTTGGAATATTGTTCGTGTCAATGAAGTCACAATCTCTGGTCGTAAACAACTTAGTGTTGATATTGCAGGGGTTTCTATTATTGATTATTTGGATCTTTATAAGAAATCTCCTGCAACTCCCAACCAGGAAAGCTATCGATTGGATCATATTGCTTTCATGGAGTTGGGTCAGAATAAACTGGACCACTCTGAGTATGATACTTTCCGAGACTTTTATTCCAATAACTGGCAGAAGTTTGTAGAGTACAACATCGTTGACGTAGAACTCGTAGACCGACTTGAGGATAAACTTAAGTTGATTGACCTTTGTTTCACTCGTGCATTTGACGCAAAAGTAAACTTCAATGATATTGCATATCAAGTTCGCACTTGGGATGCAATTATCTACAACTATCTTCTTAAGAAAAAAGTTGTAATTCCACAGAAGGAACGCAATACTAAGAATGAGAAGTATGCTGGTGCTTATGTTAAGGAACCAACCCCAGGAATGTATGAATGGGTTGTAAACTTTGACCTTAACTCTCTGTATCCGCATTTGATTATGCAATACAATATTTCACCTGAAACTCTTCTTGATACTCGTCATCCCAACGTCAATGTCGAAAAGGTGTTAAAGAAAGAATTGACCTTTGAGATGTATAAGGATTATGCAGTTTGTGCCAATGGTGCAATGTATCGCAAAGATATTCGTGGATTTCTTCCAGAACTCATGGAGAAAATGTACAACGAACGAGTCATCTTTAAAAAGAAGATGATTGAGGCAAAGAAATCCTATGAAAAAACTCCAACTAAAGAACTTGAAAAAGAAATCTCTCGCTGTGATAATATTCAGATGGCTAAGAAGATCGCACTTAACTCCGCTTATGGTGCGATTGGTAATGAATACTTCCGTTATTACAAACTTGCAAATGCAGAAGCGATTACTCTGTCTGGTCAAGTAGCTATTCAGTGGATTGAGGAAAAAATGAACTCTTATATGAATAAGGTTCTCAAAACTCAGGAGGTCGATTATGTTATTGCTATGGATACTGATTCCATTTATCTCAATATGGGTCCTTTTGTTGACGCTGTATTCAAAGGGAGAGAGAAAACTACTGATGAAGTTGTCACTTTCCTTGATAAGGTCTGTTCGTTGGAACTTGAAAAGTATATTGAAGGTTCTTACCAAGAATTGGCCGACTACCTGAATGCATATGATCAGAAGATGTATATGAAACGCGAGAACATCGCGGAACGTGGTATTTGGACGGGCAAGAAACGATACATTCTTCGTGTTTGGGATAGTGAAGGTGTACGTTATGAGAAACCAAAACTGAAGATGATGGGTATTGAGGCGATTAAAACCTCAACTCCGGCACCTTGTCGTAAGATGATTAAAGATTCGATCGATATCATTATGACAAAAGGTGAAGATGATGTGATTGATTTCATTGAAAATTCTCGTAAAGAATTTAAGTCATTGAAACCAGAAGAGATTGCATTCCCTCGTAGTGTTTCTGAGATTAATAAATGGGTTTCTAAAACTCATATGTACAATAAGGGTGTTCCCTTCCATGTAAGGGGAGCAATACTTTATAACCATTACACAAAGAAAGCTGGACTAGATAAAAAATATCCGGCTATTCAAAGTGGAGAGAAGATTAAATTTCTTTACTTGAAGGTTCCTAATCCAATTCAGGAAAATGTGATGGCATTTATTCAGGATTTTCCTAGAGAACTTGAATTGGATAAGTATATTGACTACGATACTCAGTTTAATAAATCTTTTGTGGAACCAATGAAAATTATTCTCGACTCTATTGGATGGTCTGTAGAAAAATCAATCAGTTTGGATAGTTTCTTTTCATGAGTAAATATGTAGTGGTTTGGGCTGAACCTGGGGAATTGTCTCCGGTTAAAAATAGAAAGTTATTTGATACAGCTTCCACTGCATATTGGTTTGCAAATGAGCTCAAGAAGAGGTATAATTGGGTTATATGTACAGAGTCTAAAAATTTGGAGGAATGAATGGATCTACCTATTAATGATGAGGAACTGAATGTTATTATAAGTGCCCTGACTCTGGGTGGAAATGTGGCACTTTATCAAAAACTCAAACTTGTGAAGGAACTGCGAGAACAGAATCTTCCTTATAAAAAAATTCTTCGTGAACAATATGGGATTGCAGCCTAATGTTTACGATTATCCTTTTGGAGTAAAAGAGTATTTCTATCCAAATACATTTTCAAAGGAAGAAATTGAAAATATTATAGATTACTTTCATAAAAAATTTTATGATAAAGGAATAATATCTTATGATGTTCCTGGATATCAAACTCCTGGTAGTTATAATTTTTTCTCAGTTTCAAAAGTAGAATTTCAAAAGTTAAAAAATACATTTTTAGAAAGTATTAAACAATACATTAATCAACAAGAGTTAATTGACCGGATTAATTCAAACGAGTATAATATTCATACGTGGTGTTATATGAATTGGGAGTCTTCGGGTCGCAATGACACTGAAGAAAAACTTAAACATATACATAATTCGATAAATCCTAATGCAGTGTCTGGTATTTTCTACTTGAAACTTCCAGGAGAACGAAAGGAAGAAACCGAATTTCATTTAGGTGGAAATAAATTTAGATTACCATCAAAGGAATTGAGTTGGTTTATCTTTCCTTCAAATTATGCACATACTCCAGGTAAGTTAAATTCTAGTGAACGGAGATATGTTATTAGTGCTGACATTTGGTTCAAATAATTAATGGAGATTAAAAAGTGGACTTCTTAAAAGACATTGTAAAAGAAATTGGTGGTGAGTACACGCAACTTGCCTCTGATATTGATGAGACTGAAACTTATGTTGACACGGGTTCGTACATCTTTAATGCACTGGTTTCAGGTAGCATATTTGGTGGTGTATCTGGGAATAAGATTACTGCTATTGCTGGAGAGTCTTCTACTGGAAAGACTTTCTTCTCTCTCGCTGTGGTTAAGAATTTTCTTGATACTCACCCCGATGGTTATTGTCTCTACTTTGATACTGAGGCCGCTATTACCAAATCTCTCGTAGAATCCCGTGGAATTGATACTACTCGTCTTGTTGTTGTTAATGTTGTTACAGTGGAGGAGTTTCGCGGTAAAGCGCTCAAAGCGGTAGACCTATACTTAAAAAAACCTGAAGGTGAACGCAAACCCTGTATGTTTGTGTTAGACTCATTGGGAATGCTTTCCACAGAGAAAGAGATCACTGATGCACTGAACGATAAACAAGTTCGTGATATGACTAAATCCCAATTGGTCAAAGGTGCATTTAGAATGATTACTCTAAAACTTGGACAAGCTAAAATTCCAATGTTGGTTACCAATCATACCTATGATGTCATCGGTGCTTATGTTCCTACTAAAGAGATGGGAGGCGGTAGTGGTCTTAAGTATGCCGCTTCTACTATCATATATCTCGGCAAAAAGAAGGAGAAAGATGGAACAGAAGTTGTCGGAAACATTATCAAAGCTAAGACTGCTAAGTCGCGTCTGAGTAAGGAGAATAAGGAAGTTGAAATCCGTCTATTTTATGATGAGCGCGGTCTTGATCGCTATTATGGTCTTCTGGAACTCGGGGAACTCGGCGGACTCTGGAAGAATGTTGCGGGCCGTTATGAGATTGATGGTAAGAAAATTTACGGGAAAGAAATTCTAAAGAATCCCGACCAATACTTTACACCAGAAGTAATGCAGGCTTTAGATGAAATTGCACAGAAAGAGTTTTGTTATGGATGATTTCATCAAGGTTTACAATAATGTCCTTGATGAAAAAATATGTGAAACGTTGATTCATTTATTTGATGTAAGTGGGTACAAAGAAATTATTAATAATAAAGGAACACCAAACTTCACTCAACTGAATATTAATCAAAAACATCCAGAGAACATTCAAGTACTTTCTATTATTACTAAGAATGTCCTTGACCTTTACAAAAAAGAATTTTCGGATTACACTAGATGGTATCCGCAGAGACTCTTTTTGGAAGAGTTTCGCATCAAGAAATATCATTCTCGTAGTCACGATAGATTTGATCTTCATGTTGATGTTGAAGATCATGCATCTGCAAGAAGGTATCTTGCTTTCTTGTATTATTTGAATGATGATTTTACTGGTGGTGAAACTGAGTTTCCTCATCACAATAAAAAGATTGTTCCGAAGAAAGGATCAGTTATGGTGTTTCCCCCAACTTGGCAGTATCCTCATGCGGGATTGCGAGTCAACAAAGGAATCAAGTATATTATGTCCACTTATTGTCACTATTACTAATGGAACGGGTTGAAACTACAATTCTCAGGAGCCTTGCCTTCAATGAAGAATATTCCAGAAAGGTTCTCCCCTTCATCAGAACCGAATACTTTACCGACTATTCTGAGAAAGTAGTTTTTGAGGAGATTTGTAACTTCATTTTTAAGTATAATAAATTACCGACCAAGGAAATTCTTCACATTGAAGTTGAGAATCGTACTGATCTTAATGAGAATACTTATAAACAAGTAACTGAATATGTTTTTGGTCTGGATGATTCTCTACTAGATATTACTTGGTTGTGTGATACTACTGAAAAGTGGTGTCGTGATAAAGCCATTTATCTTGCATTGATGGAATCTATTGCCATTGTTGATGGTAAAGATTCTAAGAAAACAAAGGATGCAATTCCTTCGATTCTTTCTGATGCTCTTGCTGTCAGTTTTGACCGAAATGTAGGTCACGATTATCTTCAGGACTATGAAGAACGATATGAGTTCTATCACCAAACCGAAGAAAAGATTCCTTTTGATTTGGAATTCTTCAACAAGGTTACAAAGGGCGGTCTTCCTAATAAAACTCTCAACATTGCTCTTGCAGGCACTGGTGTGGGTAAATCACTTTTTATGTGTCACTTTGCTTCTTCTGTTCTTCTTCGTGGTAAAAATGTACTTTATATTACCATGGAGATGGCTGAAGAAAGGATTGCGGAAAGGATTGACTCCAATCTTCTGAATGTTAATATTCAAGAGATTGAAAAACTTCCTCGTCAAATGTTTGAGACAAAAGTTAGTAATATTGCAAAGAAAACTCAAGGAACTCTTATAATTAAAGAGTATCCAACTGCATCCGCTCATAGTGGACACTTCAAGTCACTTCTTAATGAACTTGCACTTAAGAAGTCATTTAGACCTGATATTATTTTCATTGATTACCTTAATATTTGTGCTTCCTCTCGGTATAAGGGTAATCTTTCTGTCAATTCTTATTCGTATATCAAGGCTATTGCTGAGGAATTGCGCGGACTCGCCGTTGAGTTTAACGTCCCGATTGTATCCGCCACTCAGACCACTCGTTCAGGTTATGGTTCTTCTGATGTTGAACTTACTGATACTAGTGAGTCCTTTGGTCTTCCTGCTACTGCTGATCTTATGTTTGCCCTTATTAGTACAGAAGAGCTTGAAG